CTGTAACATCAAAGGCTTTCATGTTAAATGCTTTTGCTACATCATGCATCTCCCAATTTCTTCTAACTTTTTTCTCAGTTAGAATTGACAAATTATTATCTTCTACAATAAACCAAATTGGTAATTTTTTAGTAGATGCCCAACCAATAGATGTTAGAAAATAATCTTCTTCAGCTGCCGCATCACCAGTAAAACACATAGTAAACTTACGATTACCGTAACAAGCACCAACAGAAATTGGACCGTGGGTGCCCATTAAACCATCGTGGCCGTAAATGTTTTTTTCTCTGGATTGAATTGATGCAGAACCTCCCATGCCGTTGGCGCAACCATTTTTATCACCAAGCAATTCTAATGCAAGTTCTTCTATGTTGCCACCAAAAGACAAATAGGTTGAATGACCTCGGTGTTGAATAAACAACTGCCTGTCAGTACAACCTATTTTATCTAAAAAGACAGAAAGAGCCGAAGAAGTATATTCTTGACCAGCAGAAAGATAAACCGGAATGTTTATGTTTTTGTTTTCTACTTGTCTATAAACTTCTTCTTCAAAGGCTCTGCATAAAGATGCTTTTTTGTGTATCTCTAAAAGAGAATCATGTTCTAGTTCCATTTTTCACCATATCAATAGCTGTTTTCATCCAAATACCCATGTGGTCATAATGGGGTGATGACACGATGTTGTCAGAAACAACAACAGGTGCATTTACATATTTAGCGCCTGCATTGTTAATATCATCTTCAATACTGTAGTAACCACTAATTTCTTTGCCTGCTACAATTTTAGATGATATCATAAGTTGAGCACCATGGCAAGTACTAGCAATAATTTTACCTGTTTTAGCAAAATCAGAAATAAATTTAAGTACTTGTTTTTCTTGTCTCAATTTTTCCAAAGATTTAACACCACCTGGCAAAACAAGCATATCGTAGGCTTGCAAAAACAGATTATAATTTTCTTCGTTTGATAAAGAATTAATCAACAAATGGGATGTCATATTCACACCCATAATGCCATGAAATCTTCCCATAACATTTGCCATAATATGGACTTCATCTGTTTCTTCTTTCAGACGATAAAAAGGATAAACAACTTCCTGGTCTTGAAAGTTTTCCCATGTCAAAATCAATGCCTTCATATTAATCTCCAAGTAATTTACGTTTTAGTTTAACTTTTTTGGTAGAGTTGAGTTCATCAACCGCTTTTTGGCCAAATCTATCTTTCATCAGGTTTAGATACTTATCATTTGAGTGATATGTATCCCAAGCCTTGTCTCTAAATGCCAAAATTTCTGCCGATGATAAGTGTTCATTTGGTAAATTTAATGTGTCATAAGAGTGTTGACTATAACCAGAATATGTTTTTGGCAAATCTAAATTAAACAATCTAGCCTGATTGTGTAATGGACTTCCGGGATATGCCATTGCAGAATAAAAATTGGCCATTTCTGTTGGATTTTCTAAAGCAAAATCCAAAGTGGCTTGCATTGTTTCATGTGTATCATATGGCAAACCAAAAATGTAATTGCCACCAACATTGATACCAGAATCTCTAATTGTTTGAATTAAATCTAAAACTTTGACTTCTTGAAATCCTTGTTTATGGATTTCTTTACGCAGTTCATTGTTTGGATTTTCAATGCCTAAACCCAACCATCTGACACCCGCTTTATACAGTTTATCCAAATATTTTGGTTTACAACTATCAACCCGTGAATATGCCCAAATGTTAAAATCATACCCACGTTCAATAATTAAATCACAAATTTTTTCAAAATGATTTGGATTTAAAACAAACAATTCATCAGCAATTTTAATGTTTTTTACACCTTGTGAAGCGATGTGGTCAAATTGTTTAATGATAAATTCTGGTGACCACCACCTAAACATATTACTATCGGCACTTGAAACATTTGGTCCTTGTTTAGTTCTGTTAATAATATTAATCATACAGAAAGAACACTTATAAGGACAACCAAGACTTGTGTAAATTGCTGCAAATGGTTGTTTCTCTGTGTTGTTTGACCAAGAGTGCCATCCAGCCGTACGATATCTATCTAAAGATGGCAATAAATCCCAAGCCATACCAGGCAATTCTTCTTCAAGTTTATCTTTCGGTACAATAGGAGATGAGTCATTTACATGAATAAAATTATCTTCATCTCTGAACACCAAACCTGGTACTCGTTTTAATTCTGTAGGATTAATTTTATCTAAAGAAAGTAGAGCATGGATTGTATAGACACCTTCATTTTGACACACAGCATCAATAGATTCTTCTGTATCCATCGTTTCTTGTGGTAAAGCCGCTACGTGGCCACCAACAAACAATGTGAAGGTATCTGGTTGTAATCGTTTAAGTTCTTTTGATGTTGCCGTAGCACCTTCCATATTTTGTGATGAGGCACTAGGTTGTTGACCATAAACTACAAAACAAACAATTTTTGCTTTGCGTTCTGTAATTGCTTTTGCAGCTGACAAATAATCAAGGCCTTCTACTTCAGCATCAAGTATCTCGGTAGAAAAACCTTTTTTTCTAACACTATTTGCCAACATTGCAGCCCAAATAGGGGGTTCAATTGCGGCATTATTTTTTGCTAGACCTTGATAAATTTTTTCTGAAGCATTTGGATGTACAAATAAAATATCAATCATATTAACTTATTCCAATTCATTATATTAGTAGAATCTATAGCAGTTACATTGCTATACTTTTTTAAATTTTTTAAAACATTTTGACTGTCATCATAAAACACAACATCTTCACTAATATATTTAAGCAGTTCTGTTTTATCGGCCGTTTTATACTGTAGGGATTTTAAATCACTAAAATACTCATATATTCCAAATAATGTCAATAACTGTATTGATGGTTGAAACTCATTAGGCAATTTATAAATGCCACCAACAGAAGCAAATCCAATTTTGTACTGTTTTGATTTTAGATTTTGTAGGTATTCTCTAACACCAAAACGTAAAATACATTTAGAGCCCACATCATCAAATATTGTGTCGCTTTCTAATCTATAAGGAGGTACTAGTTGTTTAGCCCAAATAGAATTACCATGTTTATCAAAACAATCCCATAATGTTAAATCCAAATCAAATATGTGCATCATTTTATCACATGAATAACAGTAGTATTTTCATCAATATTAAAATTTCTTACCAACAAATCTAAAGTTTTACCATCACAAACATCGCCTGGCCAAAGCACCTTTTGGTTTTTGTCTGTAATCAAACCACCATTGGTAAAAATAAAAAGTTCTTTCTCATCTTTATTTAGCAGTTTGGTTTTGTCTTTAACTGAAATGTGTTTTATTTCACAACCCAAAACCTTAGTGGGTTCTGGTGACTCTATTGCTTCATCTATCCAAAGACAGTCATCAGTTTTTTCTGTATGAAAATTTTTACCTTCATATTCTGTGCCAGCTCGGCCATAAGAATCTTCTAATCTCACCAAATCATGTTTATCTTCTGGAGTCTCAATCTCAAATATGTAGGCACCTTGTTTAGAAGTGGCCTTAGTTGAATGAAATCTAGAACGGAAAATATGGATTTTTTCTAACGATTTAAGCTTGACTTCATTTCTCAAGAACGATAGAATAGCGGTGCCTTCTAAGACAACAAAACCAGTATTCTTCCTAGGATGACAATGCATCGATGTTTGCTTGCCTTTTTCTATATGTAGAAACCAAATTGCTACCTCAGAGTTTCTGTAACAGAGATATTCTTTACCCCAAGGTTTCTTCACAATAACATCAGTATAATCCATAATCAGTGTAAATGTTTTTTTCTTTGTTCTTTAAATTCTTCTATTAGTTCTTGCATTTCATCTTCGTTTTCTTCTTCATCTTCTTCTAAGGCTTTAGCAAGCATATCATCATCAATAATATCATTTGTTTCATCAATCATCTTATTATAATATGTCACCAATTCATCTTTCGGTTCTATCATTGTTAAAATCTTCTCATTACCAATAATTGCATGGTTGTCTTTAATTAATTCTAGTGGTAACCAAGGTAACATCATCATTACTGTTCTACCAGTAGGCATTCTTTTAAAGATTATATGCATTGGTGAATTTAATAAGACTGCACCGGTTTCTTCATCTTCAAAATAATTTGCTATAATATCTTCACCACTTTCTAATCTAACAATCTTTATGTTATTTTCCATCTTTTATCTCTATGTTATAGAATTTATAGTTAAATTTTTCTTCATCGTAAATTTTAACTCTTTCAATAAAGTGTTTCAAGGTATAATTAACAAATTTGCCTATACGAAAGTCATCTGCAATATCAAATAATGTAGCTTTCTCTTTGTTATCACCTATCCGTAAACCCCTACCGATGGACTGCAAATTCCGAATCCTAGATTTAGAAGGAGAGGCAAAGACGATATTGTGTAAGTTTCGAATGTTAACGCCAGTACTAAAAGTGCCATAAGATGCCACAATAATTGCGTCTTGTTCTTTTTCAGTAATTGCACGAACCGACTCCCTAACTTCAACATCTGTTCCTCCAAAGACAAAGAAAACGTGTCTTTTACCGGCGTGTTCTTTGATGAGTGTGTGTAAGTCTTTGCCATGTTTTTCTACAAATTGAAATAGAATAAGTGTATTGCCTTTTAACGACATAGCCAGATTTTTAATGAACTCATTTCTAGCTTGATTCTTTACGATGTATTCTATTTCTGTATTGTAATCCCAACCTCTTGCGAGTTTACAAACATCGTCCGGATACTTTAGTAATAGACATTTAATATTAAAATCTGCCAGTTGGCCTTTTTCAATCAACTCTGATGTGGTTGTTGCTTTATAAACAGGACCAAACAACCCTTCTAACACCAGTCTATGTGTCTGTGTACCATCTAAAGTACCTGTTGTTCCTATCCTATATTTAGCGTTTATGCAACCAGATAATATGGTTGTAAGTGACTTAGCTTTAAATTGGTGAGCTTCATCACCCAAAACAAAATCAAATTGTTCAAAATATTCGCCTGAATTTTTATAAATTGATTGCCATGTGGTGATAGTAAGAAACTTGTTTGTGTGTTTTTCTTTACCTGAGTATTGACGATGACAATATTCTTCTGAATCATAGTTATAAGAAGCAAAATCAGAATACATCTGTTCAACAAGAGAAGTTGTGGGAACAATTAACAAACCTTTTTTATAATCCGCTTCTTGTAGCCAACGAACAATCAAATAAATGATAAGAGACTTACCTGATGCTGTTGGTGATAGTAGTAATTGTCTTTTGTTTCTTACAGAATTCACAAAAGATTTAATTTGATAATCTCTAGGCACATGAGGCAAATTCAATGTATCAATAAATGCCTGAGCTTCTGTTAATGAAAAATTTTCTGTGATAGTTATTTCACTATCAATATCTAGTGAGTATTTTCTTTCTTCACAAAACTTTTTAATGTATGGCACCAAACCATGATAAATGGTAAAATTACGCAAATCGGCCAGGCGTATTTTGCCGTCCCACATTCTATTTTTGTAGGCAGGAGTGAATTGATAATTTGGAACAAAAAAAGTAAAGTAATCGCTGAGTTCTTGCGCTAGGCCTCTATCACACTCAAACTGAATAAACGCTTCATTTTTTTTATGTAAAATAATATCCATCAAACACCTTGGATAAACCGCTCCCAGGATATAAAGTCTCTAAGTTGAAAGGTTCTACTGTTTAGTTCTTTCAATACAGCGGTACAAATATCAACAATTTCATCATGCATGGCTTTCGATGCTAAACACTTGTTCAAATCTTCATCACCATCCAAGTATGTAGATATGTCGGATTTCAACACATAAGGGAATGGTTCCCAACCATATTTCTCAAGGTCATCCTCATCTAGTTTGCCAGTATAATATTCCCATTTTAGTTTCTTCATTTTGTTATACTTGAATTGAGCCTGCTTCGCATACAACCTATGTTGCGAGAGGATATTCAGGTACTTACTGTGAAGTTTGGGAATGTCTAGTAATGCTTTGCCTGGCTCAGTTCTATCGATTTCAGAATCTTTACGCCATTCTTCAAGCAAATCTTCAAGTTGTTTCATAAATTAAAAAACCTCCAGATAGAAGGTTACACCATTTAAACCAACCTGTCAAGTGGTTTTAAAATAATTTTTCAATATCAAAGTAACTATACCTAAACGTGGCATCTGCGGTAACAACAGAATCTGGACCATCGCTGGCATTTAAAATCATGGTAGACAATGTGGTAGGAAATACTGCGTGGTATTTAAATCTATAATATGGGGTATTTGACGATGACAAAATAGTTACCGAGGCCTCAGAGTATTGTGGCTTTGGATTGTTTACGCCAGCAATTCTGCTTAGGCGGTCTAGTTTTTGATATTCTTCAAAGTTTTCTGGAAAGGTCATAGCACGAATCCAATCATGTATCTCAATCCAACTTTTCATTTCTTCATCAATAACAAAAGTCACATTTAACAAATCATAAATGGCCTTTTCACCAGGCACATATACATCCACAAACGGAGTATTTTGAGGTACTTCAGACATAGAAATACCAGGCACACTTACAGATTGGCAAAAGTACTGTATGTTTGGTGCTCGACTAAACTCCAATATAAACTTATTGGGATGTAGAAAATTTGGGTTCGTAGGATTTCTAGTTACTGCCGTCATGTAGTATCTTTAATTCTTAAACCAATATCAATAACTGTTTCTCTTTCAATCATATCAATTATTTTATTGGTCAATTTAATTTCTTGTTGAATAAAAACCATCTTAACCTGCAACTCTTTGAGTTGTTGGGTATAAAAGTCCAATTCTTGCTCTTTTCTTGCCTTAATGTCGAGCAAATCAGACATTAAAATGATTTCACTCATAACATTATTTATAAACAAAAAAAAGACCCGCCGAAGCGGGTCTTTAAAAAGTCTCTCATTTATTATTGTTATAATTGAGACTTTAAGTACACGATTACATCAAGTTAGCAACTTGAACGGCACGATAGTACTCATTGCTCTGGGCTGTCAGAGCGCCGGCCAACGAACCAGTTGCGCCATCGGCGAACGGGTTGGAAACGAGACCGTAACGGGTCTTGAAGCCAATCTTCGGTTGGAAGGTGCCTGTATCAACCGCACGAACCATTTGCAGAGGAACATACGGGCAATAGAACAGACCTGAGTCATAAGCGTTCGAACCTTTGTAGCCCAAAACAAAGAACTCATTGGTCGAGCTCGTGGGAGCATACGGGTCAATGTAGACTTTGATGCGACCGAACAGAGTACCAGCAAAAGTATTGCCAGTATCGTCAACCGTCAGGTTAACATTCGATTGCAGAGCCGAGTTGTAGTCAAGGATGCCAGCCATTGCAAGAGCAGAAGCAACATCGCTCGAGCAAATCATAACATTACCCTTGCCTCTACGAGTTGTCTTGGCGATAGTATTCGCTTCACGCTCGATTTGGAAGGCAAGACCTTTAACTTTTTCAACCATCCAACGACCATTTGAATCGGTGTCGAGGTCAAATTTACCAGCAGTTGTAGTACCAACAGCAGCACCGACTTTAGCGGTTTGATAGATTGTACGAACAACTTCACGGTTGATTTCAGCAAGAATTTCCGAAGAAAGGATGTTGCTGAGTTCGGTTTCAGCGTCCAGACCATGAACAGCTTTCAGGTCTTGAGCAAGTTCCATCGAATACTCGGCCTTCAGAGCGCGGGTTTTCGCAGTAACGGTAACTTTCTCAATAGAGAAGGCCATTTCTTGGAAGGTGTTAGCAGCAGTGCCATCACCCAGAGCTTCAGCACGGCCTGTGGCCATCGCAGCAACAGGAGCAGCGTTACCAGTAAAGACGGCTGTCGGAGGCGTACCGCCAACGGCCAAAGCTGTTTGAGCAGTGCCAAGACCAGAGAAGCCTGTGTTAGCCTCATTGTAGAAGGCCTCGGTGCCACCCATCGTGCTGTACTTCGAGCGCATTGCAAAAATCAGACCGGTAGGACCTGTCATCGGCTGAACGCCGCAGACATCATACGCAATCAGATTCGGCAACGAACGGCGAACCAACGAAATGAGAATGGGGTCAAAACCAGCTTGGGGTGAAGCAGCACTGCCGCCAAAACCGCCGGTGTCGGCAAAGTTAGCAGGCGATGTTTCATTCAGCACACCAGCGGCTTTTGTCATCTCTTGAGCTTGGTTCTCAAGGATAACGGCCGTAACGGCTTTACGATACGGGTCTTGAATGGGGGCGAGGTCTGGATGGTCCAGAACGCCTTGCCATTTTTTCTGTAGAGATTCAGACAGATACATTTAAGTCTCCTTAGTTATTATTATTTCTTAGTTTTGGAAATCGCTTGAGAAACTGCAGCAACGAAAGGATCTGAAATCGACTCTTTCTTTTCTTCAGCTTCTTCTACTTGTTCGTGGAGTTGTTCTTCATCGGCCTTCTTTACGCCAGACGGGAAGTAATTCTCACGGATTGTCTCAAGTTTTTCTTTGTATTCTTCCTCTGTGGAAAATTCAACACTCTCTGCAAGTGTTTTAATTTTTTCAACTTGAGTAGTCGTAAGACCTTCGCAAACTTCACGGGTAAGTTCAGATTTACGGGATTCGACCAGAGCCTTGGCAAAAGACATACCACGCTCAATTTCTTCATCGAGTTTGCCTTCAAGTTCTTCGACTTTAGTGGCAAGTTCATCAACGAGGTCAACTTTTTCTTCCGGCACCGAAATGTAGTGCTCAGCAAAGAGATTACGCAAACCAACAATGAATTCTTCGGTCAACTCAGAACGCAGACCAGATTCGATAGCGATTTCATTGTCTTTCATCCATTGCTCAACAACATAATTGAGGTAGTCATCAACCTTCTCGGTCAAGTCGCTACGGATGCTTTCAACAGCTTCCTCTAGTTGTGTAGCATACTTTTCTTCCATTTGTTCTTGGATTTGAGAAATGCGGTCATGAACACGAGCTTCAAAAATTGTCGTGGCCTTGGACTTGAATTCTTCAGAGATAGTCTTGTCATCAGCAAAAAGAGCTTCAATGTCGCTAGATAGGTCGATTTGCTCTTCTTCTTCAGCAATAACTTCTTCTTCTTCTTGCTCTGTTTCTTCCATTTTAGCAGAAGCGGCAGAGGGCTTTGTAGCGGGAGGAGTTGCTTTTTTAGCAGACTTACCAGCATCGATTTTATGCGAATCATCATCAGGTTTCGCATTTTCGGGTGTAGGTCCACCAAGGTCTACAACCTCAGCGCCGGGCATTTTTTCCATGGACTCAGCTGGAGCTGACTTCTTGCTACTTGCAAGGATGTCGGCGGCGGCTTCCATTAATTTATTTTGTGCCATTAGGATTCTCCTTATGATTTTCTTATTTATAAAATTAAAGTTTTCGTAGGTAGTTTTCAAAAAGTTTTAGAGCAACTTCCTCAATTTGACCTTTGGAAGCTCTCCGAATTGTTTTTTTGGCATGGTCAAAGTGTGCTTCAACAAACTTGCCGTCAACAAACATCCACTCTTTATTCTCCATGATACCATTTACAAAGGCACCAGGAGCTGAAGGGTCTGCTACAATATCGGCAGCAGTAGCTAAGCGCAAATCATCCTGTACAAGATTATAACCCTCTTTTGTTTGTGTCAGAGAACCAAGGGCTCTGGACGAGACACCAAGATTAACTTCGTTGTCGATGAAATTCCTTACAATTTCACCATAGGGGGTTTCAAGTACAAGTGCTTTGCCATAGAAAGTGTTACCATCTTCATCGAGCGAAATGATTTTGTGACTAACTCTTTCTAAATTAATAGTCGGGGTATCGGGATGGCCTAGTTCACCCAATGCTCTACCGGACTTAATGTATTCTTCGTTGTACCTGGCAACTTCATTTCTGAGAGTGTCCATTTTGTACATACGATTATTCTTATTGACGGCATCACCAACAAGAAAAGTACCTTCTATGTAAAGTCTTTTTTTACCGCTTTCAGATTCTTCTGTTAGGTATTTGACTGTCTCTATATTTTCTCTAATTAGTTTCATACCGTGAACCCTGTATCTGGTGCTACGTTGTATGTAGCAGATTTAGAAACTTCCATCAAAAGTGTGCCGCCAGTATTAATTGTAATAACAATTGATTGATTATTTTGTTCTGTAATTGAAGCTAGTTCTGAAACTGGCATATCACCTGAACCATTAAGACCCATGATAGTCGTACCGTTTCTTACAATCGTAATATAGCCGTTTGTTGACCAAAGAACTCTACGAATGTCAGCCGACGATACTGTCTCAATAGTAGTATTTCCTCTTAAATCGTTAAGGGAGATGGTGTATGAACCTGCACCTACAGCCCGAATGACTGATGGGCCTCTTACTGGGTTAGTTACTGTTGATGGCATTTTATCTTAGTCCTAATGATGAACGCCGGCGCATTGACATTTTTCTTTTTAGCATTGACCGACGGAGTTTTGCTCTTCTAGTTGTTTTCCATGAACGCTTCAATAAGCGTGCTTTTCTTAATCTTTCTGTGGCAGGAATACGTTTTACTGTATTGCCTGAAATTCTGTACCCTTTAACGCCAGACCTTCTGACATTTTTCTGTACAACAATTTTGCCTTTTTTATTCCTTCTAACTCTACGCCGAATTTTTTTAATTCGGCCCATCTTGATAATATTTGTATTACGCTTTGCAGCTTCATCCAGTTCTTCTACTTCTTCAAAAATATCCGCTTGAACATAACGCTTTGCTTCTTCAAGGCGTTTTGTTGTGATTTCATTTAGACGTTCAAAAAGTTTTTCTTTTGCCTCATCTAAACGATTTTCTATAATTAATTCTATAAAGGTCATTTCTTCGCTTTACTGAACGCAAATGCCGCTGCTTTTTCTAAGTGAGCAGGTGATTTATGAACCATGTCTGCCAACTTCTTTTTATTATCATCATTGACCGCATTGTGTATCTGTGTAATTGCAGATGCTGTAAAATGGTCAACTTTTCTAGTTTGCCCATTAGCAAACTTAACTGTATTTGTTTTTGCTTTTTTGTTTACAATGTTGTGCAATTGGTCCATGACACCTTCTTGCAGTTGTTCAACCTCTTCGGCTTGCAAGGCACCAGGAGTAATATTTGGACCATAGGGTATAGTAAAATACTTATCCAACTTTGCATTGTAATATAAAGCAACTTTGGTCTTGTTGGGAAACTGTCTAAAGGATTTTCTCTTTAGAACAAGTACAAAAGGCGGGTCTTTGAGTTCATCAGTTTTTGCCTCTTGTATTTCTTCTACGTCATCTTCTCTTTCAACTTTATCGCCAACTTTAAATTTATGAGCTCTAACTTTTTTGCCAGAAGGACCTATTTTATAATCTGCTGTTTCAACATCTTCAACTTTTTCTTCTAGTTCGACATCTTCACGAACAGCTTGTCTTGTTTTTTGAAAAATTTGTTTATTATTTGCCAACAAATCTACCATCTTATTAAACAAGTTTTGAAGAATAGCTCTATCGGTATTATTGAACACCGGTCTATCTTCTTTCATCTTATTCAGAATTTTATGAATTCTTTGGAGTTGTGCTTTATTTGCCAATCCGGCACGAACAAGCATATCAAACTTTGCGTAGTCTGATTCTTCAGTAAGAATTCTAAATTCTGTTAAAGATTTCATTCTTCTTCTGTATCCTGAACTTCAACTGTTACAGTTTCTTCTTCAGATGATTCAGCCGGCTGTTCATCTTGTTTATCAGAAAAAAGTGTAGAAGCCATCTGAGTCTTTCTTTCACCCAAAGCTTCAAAAGCTCTGTTAGAAAGAATATCTGTTAAATTTTCTTTAGCATCATTGGCCTGGCCACTCGCTACGTTATCAATAAATGTTTTAATATCCATATTTTTTCCTTTATCGCCTATTTAGTAGAGGATAATATTTTTCTACTTCCATATCCAATTGAGGTGTATGTGATTCTGTTGTAGTTTGTTCACCATCAACAGTATTATCTTCAGGTGGGTATTGATTTGAGTCAACTTGCTCACCGTCTTGTTGTGCCGGTTGACCAATGCCCAATTCTTGTTCTTCTTCTATGTCTTTTTGCATTTCTTCAATTTCTGTATCAGTCATTTGAAGAATTTTCTTTTTAACCCATCTAGCAGAATAATATCTGCCCAAATACGGGTCAACAGCAGATAAAAGATTCAATCTCTCACGGAGAATTTCAGCATCACGCATCTCCGTAAAGTTGTTATCTTTTTGGAAGTCGTAATAAATAGACTCTTTAAATTTTTCCCATTCTTCTCTGGAACAAATACCTTTTAGGATCAATTGAATTGCTAGAGCATTGTCAAAGATTTGTGTAAACTTATTACGAAGTCTGTCAATAAATTTACTAAACTTAACTTCATCTCTTGTAACCTCAGAAACACGGCCAAGACCAATCATGCCGCCTTGTTGTGGTTCTAAACGAGAAATAGGAACATTCAGAGACTGCAACAGCTTGTTTCTGAAATACTTTACATCTTCCAACTCACCAAGGTTTTGGCCAGCTGGTAGAGTTGTAATTTCTGTTCCTTTACCACCTTCACGCCGTGGTAACCAGAAATCTTCAAGCATCGACATATGTTTGCGGTCATCTCTGAGTTCACCAGTTGATGCATCGTAGACCATCTTGTTACGATATTTAATCATAACATCACGCAGATATTGTTCGGCCTTACCTTTTGGTAAGTTACCAACGTCAATGTAAAAGATTCTGCGTTCTGGCGCTCTTGATAAACGATAGATTACAACTGCGTCTTCAATCATACGCAATTGATTGAGAGGCTTGATTGCTTTGTGTAGATAAGAAATTACAAAAGTATTCTTTGCATCCATCAAACCGGAATTAACATTGATAATAGAATCGGTTGCAATTCTTAGACCGGCATTTACTGATGATGTAAAGTTTTGTGTGGTACTAGCGCCTTTATCCGAATAAACATAATATTCGGCAATAGACTTAATAATTTGTGCCCCAGTTTTAGGGTCACGGTCTTTTTGTACTTCTCTTACCTTACGAATCTTGCGTGGGTCAATGTATCTAAGCTCTTGAATACCTTCTTTTGGACTTTTCTCATCAACGACAACGTGAAAATAAATTCTGCCGTCAATGTACCAACGCTTAAACAAATCATCAGCAAGATTACTAAAATTTAACATCCGAAGAACATTTTCAAATTCTTCTCGGATTTTTCTTTTAACTGTTTCTGGTTGCTTTAAACCATCTGTATTAATATCAACAGCACGACCAGTTACATCGTGTGAGATAGCTTCATTCACAATATCGTCAATAGCTTGTTCCAATTCAGGATGATTAGCCATTTCACGATAACGTGTAATGAGTTCCAATTCATTTCTAACAGCACCTTCTAAATCTACATAAGTGCCGTAATAAGCATTTTGAGTAACGGTGACTGCACCATCATCCAATGCCTCATTTGGAAGTGCAAAAGATGGTTGCTCAGGCGATTGAACCTGAACAACATCTTTTCTTCCTAGTGTGAAACCGAAAAGTTTTACCGCCATGAATTATCCATTCTAAAAATTAAAATAGGAAGGCCGAAGCCTTCCAATTTACACAACACCGTCTGCAATAGCCTCCCACCATTGATAGGTGAGAGTAACTGAAAACTCCTCAATTGCATCATTAGCGCCCCA